CGACGCCGAGCACGATCTTGCCGACGGTCAGGCCACCATTGCCACCGCCGTGACCGTAGGCGGCCGGCACGATATGCAGGTCGTGGCGGCTGAGCGGCATCGCCACCTCGGCCAAAGCCATCGGTATCCCGTCACGACGCGTCGCGCCCTTGACGAATGAATAGGCTGGTCCGCGCAGGAAATCGCACTTGAAGCCCGGGTGGTTGGCTTCGAGCGCCCACACCGCCTCCGGCAGAGTTTCGATGTCGAACTCGTGGCGCCAGCCATAGCGTCGCCCCAATACGCCATAGAGGTAGACCGTGCGCAGCATCACGCACCGCCTCGCGCCGCCGGCGCGCGCGGACGCATGGTCTTGCGGTGAAACTTCTGGCGCCACGGCCCCAGCACGTCGATACGCGAGAGCCGATTGCTGAGATGATGCAGGATCAGGCCGTGACCGAGGCAGATGCCGGTATGGTTGATCACCCTTGCCGCGACCTGGAACAACGGCACGTCGCCGAGCTCGAGATCCTCTTCCGGACCAAGGGCATCGAACTCGAACTGCCCGAGATTGGCCTCGATGACGTCCTGGCCGATGTTCCACCAGCCCGGATCGCGCGGCGTCAGCGGCAAGGTCAGGGCCCTTTCCTGACGGTACCAGTCGCGCACGAGGGCGTAGCAGTCGGCGACGCCGTGACGGAAGACGCGGCCTTCGTATGGCGCAACCGGCAGGCTGTCGCCAAAGAAGAACAGCTGGGCGCCGTGCACCTGATCCAAGGCGACGATGCCCCATGGGACTTCGCCTTCCGCCTGGTAGGCCATGTCGGTGCGCGTCGGGCAGGCGGGGCCGTCGGGATGGGAATGGACGACGGCACGCAGCCGACCGGACTGCCTGGCAAGGACCATCGTCGCACCATCGATCTGGAAGGAACGGATCGGGTCATCCGCGATATTGCGGCACGGCACGTACGCGTCATCCAGGACCAGCCCGCAGGACTCGCGCGGCGCTTCCGTCTTGGCGTGTTCGATGATGTCGTCGCGACAGCGCGCGGAGATCTCGAGCATGGGTTCAGCGTGTCTTGGAGATGCCGGGAAAACCCGAGAAGGGCAGCTCGTTGGCCGCACCGAAGCGGGCCTGGCAGCCGGTGAGGCGCTTGCTGCATCGGTCGGCGGCGGGATCGGTGGTCGACGCATCCTTGCTGGTGAACCTCGCAGCGCCGGCATAGGGACAGGTGCCATAGACGAACGCCGTTCCGTTCCAGCGTCGGTACGTTTCGCCGCAATTGTCGCGGATGAGCTGGCGGCGCGGCAGCATGACACCCTGCTGGTCGAGTGCGGCCGCGAGCTCGAACTCGATAAGGCCCTTGGTCTGCTGCGACTTGCGATCGATGAAATAGATGTCGGGAATGAAGCACGAGTTCGGGTCTGCGTTGGGCTGGCCATCGAGGTACTTCACCAGCGTCTTCCAGCGCGTCACCTTGGCGCCGACAAGATCGTTGTACTGGATGACCGCCGGCAGCAGCAGCCCGGCGACATTGCCCACCGTGAGCTTGGGCTTGGGCAAGGCTCCGCGACCCGCCCATTCGAAGCCCGAGGCTTCGAGCGGAAAGGGCGTATAGGTGTGCCCGCGCCACGCCGGCATGACGCCGTTGATCGTGCCGGCGCAGAGGTACCAGATGTCGTTGCCGCCCAACGGGGCGGTATCGATGTCGAACAGCACGACGATGTCGCCGGGCGCCAGCGACTGTGAATCGGCGGACAGTGCGGGTGAAAGGGTCACAGGTCGAACACCTGCTCGAACCGCGCCTTCACCGTCCCGGTGTTGCCGCTGGTCTTGCTGACCGACCAGGACTCACACTTGAACTGCAGGGCATTGCCGGCGCCAGGCGGCGTCCACAGGAAGGCCAGGTAACCCTTCTGCGCGGCGAGAAAGGTTTCGATCGCGGTGCATTCGGCGAAGGCGATGCCCTCCCACACGACCTGCCAGCTCTGCGGCGCCGCGTTCAGGCCGTCACCGGCGCGTTGCTCGTAGCCGTTGCCGAACGCGTTCTTCAGCGTCCGCGGCGTCCGGGACAACTCGCTTCCGAACGACGCGGCGATGCCGGGAAAGCTGGTGGTGGTCGGCATCAGTGAGCCAGCCCGCTGCCGAGATAGCCGGATGGATTGAGCAGGCCGCCCGGCCGCATCTGCTCGGCGAGATTGCGATTGAAGGCGGCACTCACCATCGCGCCGATGTTGCGCGCCTGTTCGGCCGAATCGGGAGCGGCGACGGTACCGCCAGCAACGCCGCCTCCCGCCACGTTGATCACGATGTTGGTGGCAATGCTGCCAATGCCCGGGCCGGGGGCACCGCCGCGCAGTGTCACCGGGATGCGCCCGTTGGGCACCGGAACATAGGCTTCCGGCGTCGAGCCTTCGCCAAACAAGGCGAGCTGCGGGCTGGCGGCGATTCCGCCAGAGGCATAGGTGCGCAGCGGCAAGGGACCGTGGCTGGTCATGACGCCGCCGCCCTCGAACAGGGAGGTGATCCAACCGAAGGCACGACCCAGGAGGCCGGCGTCACCGGCGCGGCGGTCCCCTCCGAACATCACGTCAGACAGCGGCCCGGTGATAGTCTGCCGAATGGCAATCCGTGCAAAGTCGGCCACGACCGAGTTGATCAGACCGTGCATGGCTGACCGCCAATCCCTGGTCTGGGTCAGGATGCCAGCCAGCGCCTGGTCGGTGGTCCCCAATGCCTTGGCGATCCCGCTGCCGTAGGCCTGCCAGCCTGCGGTCGCATCGCGCAGCTGAGCGCCGATCGAATCGCCTCCGGGGGACGCCGCCCCGATCCACTCGGGAACCATCGTGGTGGGCGGTCGCCGACTCACGACGGTCTCGACACCAGGAACGCGATTCTCCCGTGACCAGGTCCCGCGATCCGCGGCAACCTCTTCGATCTGTCCGCCGGGCGGTAGGAGGCGCTTCAGCTCGAGCGTCAACCGCTCCAGCAGGAGCTCCTCGTCCTTCCTGCCGTCCTCGATCTCGGGGCGAGCCCTGAGCTGTGTGATCGCTCCAGTCACCTCGCGCGACAAGGAGGTGACGTAGCCGTGGATTTCGGCCATCGCCTCCCGGCGCTCCACGGCGATCGCGGTCGCGAAGGAAGACGCGTCGAATGCGGCTCGCTCCAGAGACCCGCGGGTCGGATACCCTGGCGAGAGCTCGATCGAAGAGGTCGCATTGCCGCTCAACACCGCTGGTCTCGGGCCGCGAGTCTTGCCCTCCGACATCTTCGGATCGATCGGATTCTCCGATGGCCTATACTCAATCGCCGAGCCCCGCATACCCATGGCCGCCGGCCCGAGAGACGCGTGTGGGCCGGTACGCATCAGAGGCGCCTGATTGCGCAGGGTCGCATCGATCGCCGCTTTCAGTTCGCTGGCGGCCGTCAGGTCCGGCAGGTCGAACGCCGCCGCCAGGGCACGCCCCTCGCGCAGTCCGCCATAGAAATCCTGCCCAGCCGGTGCGCGATGGTCACGAAAGTCTCGCGTTTCGGTCGAATCCCGATCGTCTGCTGCGGGGGATCGTCTGCCAGTCGCGACAATCCTTCTCCGGTCCCAATCAGTCTCGTCAACCTGATCAAGTCCTCTGCTCTGCCGAACAGCGAACAGTTCATCCTCGATGCTGCGCACGATCCTCTGCGGCACGACATCCCTGATCATCTCCGGATCTCGGGCCGGCTCGCCTGAGCCTGCGGTCACCCACGCCATCAGAGCCGGGTTGTCGGCAATGTCTGCGCTGGCGCCGCGTACGGCGCCGGTCAGACCCGCCATTCCCTTTGCCGTCTGCTGCAATGACTCCCGGAAGACGTCGATCTGCCGGGTCGCCAACCTGTAGGCAGTGCCTGCGCGACTCGTCGCCTCGTCGTGCTTCCTCAGGATTTCCGCCGCTTCCCTGCGCATCCTGAGAACCAAGCGCTGCTCGTTCTGGGCGTTCATCGTCTCTTCCTGGCTTCCTCTCGTTGTTGCGCCTGGCACTCGGTGACGACCGAGTGCACCAGTCGCATGAGGGTCACATACTTGACGGCCTGGCCCATGATCGAGCCGTCGTCGGCCAACACGCCTTCAGCGTAGAGCGCATAGAGTCCCATGAGCTCGGCGAAGGCGGCGGGATCATCTTTCACCGGACGACGTGGGCAGGCCCACGACTCCGCCCCATCGAAGACCACCGGCGCCACCGCCTTGTCGATCCAGGCACCGGTCTCGTCCCGCCGCGCGTTGCATCCATACTCCCTCTGCTGGCGCGCCGAGCATCTGCTGCAGACACGTTCCGGCAGCAGGACGAGTGCGGCTACGCCGCGACGGACTTTTTTACGTCGTCGGGCGTCACCTCGTTGATTTTGCGAATGGCGGCGGCGAGTTCACGGACGAGGTCCTGGGTCAGCAGGGCAAGGCACTCGTCGGCCACGGCGACATACTTCTTGCCCATCACGATGCGGTCAGCGGTCGTGAAGGGCACATCGTTGCCGCGATCGTCCTTGAAATTCTCCCACCCCCGGAGGCCGAAGCGCACGGCTTCGAGATTGGCCTCGCTCATCTTGACCTGGGCCATCGCCACGCCACCGGCGTCATTCTCGGTGAAGGTAAGCGTGCGATCGAACACGTAGGCCGACACGAAGGCGTCGATCGCGCCTATTGTGAATTTCGTGGCGTCCGCCGAGCCCTTGGCCGGATCGCTGTCCGATTCGATCACCTTCACGGACGACAGTGTGAGTGCCCTGATCGCCATTCCGCCCTTCCCTGGGATGCCCGCCGACGATGCGAGCACCATACCGGCTGAGCGCGTGGCGCCTACCTGGGGCAGTCGGGCTGGATCGCTGCTGCGGCCAGCGACGTGTCGTTCCGGCCGTCGCTGTCGCGGCTATCTAATATTGCAGGCTTCCCGAAGCGGTCCCGTCTCGTCCTCGAGACCGTCGAGCCGGAACTCGAGGGTTTGGGCTGGCAGGCCATAGGGCGTCACGCGGACAGCAAGATGCTTGGCCGCGTAGAGCCGCTTCAGGAAGGGGGCAGACCAGGGTCCCTTCAGGCCGCGTCCATCCGTGGAGATGGCCCAATACTCCGAGACCCAGGGTGCTGAGTCCAATCTCCATTCGATTGTCTGGCCCTTGCGCAGCCCCAGGAAACGCGGCCAGGCAATCATCACCGCGATCCTGCCCCGCGTGCATCTCACGACGAGGATGCCCGGCTGATCGCCAGCGGTACCTTCCTGCACGCTGCCGAGCGATCGGGTTGCCAGAGTAACCGATTGCGACCCGTCTGCCGGATCCATCTCGATCTTGGTTCCCCAGGTCGGCGGTGCCGGGGTCTTTGCGTTTCCTTTCGGTTGACGAACGGCGATCTCGTAGGATCCATCCGCTGCACGGACCGCCTGGGCCCGCAAGCCGCTGCTGCTGTAGAGCTCGAGGATATCGAGTCGGGATGGCTTTCCGGTCACCTGGGTCATGGTCGCCCGTCCATTGGTGACGGTCGCGTAGACATCGGCGTCGAGCCTCTTGCCGAGGGCCGCATGGATCCTGGCGATATCAGCCGGATCGGCCTGCACCTCTGCCAGGACCCCTGGCAATTGGCAGGTCGGACACACGGTGAACGGCAGGATGACGACCACGCTCTTCGCGACCGCTCGCTCATCGCGGACAGGAATAACCTGATCGGCGACAACCCGCACAGGGGCCACGCCGATCGCCAGCAGGGCCGCCGCGAGGAGAGCAGCCTCGAGCTTCCAGACCTTTCGACCGAAAAGACGACGAGCAGGCGATACCACGTGATCTCCTCCCTCTTCGGCGACAGGGCATTCGCATGTGGCAAGAAATTCCGTCATCCCGAGCGGAGCCGCCCCATTTCGGCGCTGTTTACAGCGCCATTGGTGGCGCAGTCGCGAGACCTTTCTTATCGATGCCGCAACAAGAAAGGTCCCTCCTCTACGCCTCGCTGTGCTCGGTTCCGGTCGGGATGACGGTGTTTTCTGGCCATATGCGAAATGCCCTGATAGTACCATCCTGGTCCGCGGTGCCGTAAACGATTTCCGGTCGATTGACGCATCTCTGCCTGACGGAAAAGAAGGGCCGCACCGTCGCCGGTGCGGCCCGAGTTGCCCGCTTCTTGTGCTTCGAGCGGCTAACAGGCGTAGAGCAGGATTTCGTCGTCGCCATTCAGGCGATTGAACTGCAGGGCCGCGTCGAGCGCGACGAGGCCGTTGCGATCCTTGTAAGTGAGACCGGTGTACTGCACCGCCGGCGCATGGATGGCCCACATGTTGCCCGTCGCCGTCCCGACACGCATGCCGAACGGCATCTGCCGCCCGTTGGCGAGCTTCGACCAGAAATCCTGCTGGCCGACCAAGGTGGCCTCGGGATCGACGCCACCCGTCGAGCTGCGTTCGGTGACCCGGATGCCGGTGAAGCCGTCGGCGGCGTTGATCGACATGCGCGGATCGATCTTGTTGCCGATATCGTAGGAGAAAGTGTCGACGGCACAGATATTGCCGATCGGGCTTGCCACGCCGAAGCCGTCGAGATGCAGCCGCCCGAGCTCGCATTGCTGCGGCAAGGTGGTCTCGAACACCGGGTTGGCCGGCAGCGGCACGTCGTTCGGGGCGTTGTAGAATCCCGTGAACTCGAACTCGACAGTGGCGCGCTGTCCTGCCTGCGCATTGATCTTGTACGAGCCGTAGGCGCCGGTCAGCAGATGTGCCATGCCGTCCTTGTACATGCGAATGGTCAGGCTGCCGTAGGCAGTCTCGTCCGACGACGGCAGGTACTGAATTCCCGGCGGCCAGGCCGTCGCCACCCAGGCCTGCCCCGTCACGAGCGTGCCTGCCCAGGTCGGCGTGATCGTCGCGGCTGCAAGGCCTCCGCTCAGCGACAATGGGGAGCTTGAACTCATGGGAACGTTGGTCTGGGTCGCCGTGCCGTCGTCGCAGCTGATCGAACAGCGCGCCACGCCCGACCCACCGCTGGTGGTGACCTGGACATGGATCGTCTTGGGCTCCGTCAACGCGGACAGGCTTCCGCCGCCATTCCAGGTGACCGCCGGCGTGTTGGGCTGGGCGGCCGCCAGGAAGGCGCCCCACCACGCCGTGCCCCGGGTGGTGGCGACCATGGTGCAGCC